GCAAGCCCCTGAAAATGAAATACAGAACGAAATCAACAAGATAGACGGCGTAGACCCGTCAGCCACGGTTAATTATGATGTAAATTTGCTGGAATTCCACGTTGAGTTGGATTTAGAAGGGTTTGAGGACCGTGACGAAGATGACGAAGAGACGGGTATTAAGCTTCCGTACATTGTCACGATTAGCGAAGAGAAAGGAACTGTTTTAGGTATTCGTAGAAATTATAGAGAAGACGATCCCAACAAGGCCAAGATTGCTTATTTTGTACATTATAAGTTTTTGCCGGGGTTTGGTTTCTACGGGCTAGGCTTGATCCACACTATTGGTGGTTTGTCGCGCACAGCTACTGCCGCCTTGAGGCAATTAATCGATGCGGGCACTTTGTCTAACTTGCCAGCGGGATTCAAAGCTCGTGGCCTACGGATCAGGGATGATGCAGACCCCTTACAGCCCGGTGAGTTTAGGGATGTAGATGCTCCCGGTGGGGCGATACGTGACAGTTTGATGCCGCTACCCTTTAAAGGCCCGGATCAGACCTTGTTTCAATTATTAAGTTTTGTAGTGGATGCGGGTCAACGGTTTGCCACCATCACCGATTTAAAAGTGGGTGACGGTAACCAAAGCGCAGCAGTTGGGACCACGGTTGCGATGCTGGAGCAAGGCTCCAGAGTAATGAGTGCGGTCCACAAGCGTTTGCATTTTGCGATGCGAAAAGAATTTAAGATTTTGGCACGAGTAATGCACGACTATTTACCGCAAGAGTATCCGTATACGGTTGCGGGCGGCGAACAGAGTGTAATGGCGGAAGATTTTGATGACAGGATAGATGTAATTCCTGTCTCTAATCCTAATATCTTCTCGCAGGCTCAGAGGATTGCGTTGGCTCAGTCACAGTTAGAGCTTGCAATGCAAGCGCCAGAGTTACACAACAAGCAAGAAGCGTTTCGCAGGATGTACGAGGCTCTAGGTGTACGGGATATTGACACTATTTTGAAAGCGCCTGAAATTGCAGAACCGTTACCAAAAGATCCTGCACAAGAAAATGTGGACGCTTTGGAAGATACGCAAATGTTGGCTTTTGAAGGACAGAACCATGATGCGCATATAATGGCTCATTTAACCTTTATGGCAGGTGGTATGGTTCAACAAATGCCGAATGTAATCGTGGGGCTGCAAAAGCACATTTTGGAGCATATAAAGCTTAAAGCGAGAGAGCAAGCCGCTATCCAGTTTGTTCAAGAAACACAGGGACAACCGGCCACGGAAGATCAAATGTTGCAAATTGAAGCTATGGTTGCTCAGATTGTGGCGGACGAACTAACGGCAACACGCGCCATTGCAGAACAAATTGCAGGTGGTGGTGAGGAAGAAGCAGGTCCTGATCCGTTAATTGCGTTGAAACAGCAAGAAATAGATATAAAGGGCCAAAAAACCGCAGCAGATATTGCTAACGATCAGGCTAAATTGAGCTTAGATGAACAAAAGCTAGGTGAAAGAAGCCGACAATTTGATGACAGGCTGGACTCGCAAGAGATGCAGACTAAACAACGAATAAGCGCCTCTGATCGGCGCGAAATTATGAGATTACGTCAAAGAGAAGGAGAAACCCCATGAGTAGAACAGTGAGAACAGGTGGTGCTAAACCCCCTAAAACGCCTAAAGCTAGTAATTTTGAAGTAATCGGAGGTCAAGGAAAGGCTCCTTTTAGTGATTACAAGGAAATACCCACACCCAAGAACCTTGGAAAGGGCAAAGTGACTACCGGAACGTGCCGTGGCATGGGTGCCATGTTGCGTGGTGGAAAATTCACAATAAACTAGGTGATATATGCCCCTTACAAAAGGAAAGACTAAAAAAGCAGTCAGTTCTAATGTAAAGAAGCTAAAAAAGGAAGGTTATCCGCAAAAACAAGCGGTAGCGATAGCCTTAAACAGTGCCGGTAAAAGCCGTCGAAAAAAGAGGCGTTCCACGTGAAACCTTTTTTTCTGTTAGCTTTAATATTATTGAGTGGTTGCGCTGTTTCCGAAGATATGATCGAAAACAAGGCGTTGTATTGCTCGGGAATTTACCAAGGAATACGCGCAGTAGGCCGGGTGGCTACGGAAGTCACTACGGGCATAAGTATACCGGATGTTTGTGACACGATAGATGAGATAGTGGCGGAGGAAAACGCCGATGCAACTACCAAAAGTGGTGCGGAATCTGGAAGCGATAATTAAACTTTGGCTTTTCTTTAAACTATAGTTTTCCTATGAAGCGTTCTCTATTTTTGTCGCTAGTGACGCTTCTTTTTTTAAGTTTGGATGCGGCCGCTATGGAACACGACATGGAAAAGTTGTTAGAAGCACTTAAACGCCACGAGGGCGTAAAGCGTCACGCTTATAAGGATAGTCTTGGCGTTTTAACGATTGGTTGCGGTAGGAATATTAGTGATAGCCGAAGGCATCACGGCTTAGGTCTTAGTGACGCCGAAATCGACTATATGCTCCAAAACGACATAGAACGCACGATCAAGGAGTTGAGCAGGGAATATCCGTGGTTTAACGATTTAGAGGAAGGTGCAAGACGGGATGCTATTATCAACATGCACTTTAATCTAGGCAGACTTCGTTTTGCTACTTTTAAAAGAGCTATTGCCCATATGGAAAATGCAAACCATAAAGAAGCCGCTACTGAGTTTTTGCATTCAAAATGGGCAAAACAAGTAAAAGGCAGAGCTTTAGAAGTCACGGACATGATCTTAACTAACGACTATGTATGAGTATGCGGCTACCATAATACGAATAGTAGACGGAGATACAGTAGATGTGGATGTGGATCTTGGTTGGGATACTCATGTTTGCGGCAAGCGTGGTCGTATTCGTTTGTTCGGAGTTGACGCGCCGGAGTCTCGAACCAGAGACAAGGAAGAGAAAAAATACGGGTTATTAGCCAAGAAATTTGTAGAAGAATTTATGCCGGTAGGGACCGTAGTTACCTTGCGAACGTACAAAGATACGGGCAAATATGGCCGTTATCTGGGAGATTTTAAAGTTTACGACAAATGGGTGTGCCAAGAACTGGTAAAGCACCATCTTGCCGTAGAATATTTCGGACAAAGTAAAGAACTAATTAAACAAGCGCATTTGGAAAATAGGAGTAAAATAGTATAAGATACTGTCTGATTAAATAAGGAAATATAAGAATGGACGTTATTCAAGTAGTGCAGTTTATTCAAAAAACAACGAAAGAACGACGCCAAAGTGTACATGAAATATTAGGAAACAACGGCATCCGAACTATGGAGCAGTATCAAAAGCTCATGGGTGAATTGGATGCTTTATTCTACGTCGAACAGGAACTCTCGGGCCTGCTAGAAAAACAGGAGCAATTTGATGTCTAAAGACCAACAAGCGTCTGCTATTATTACCCCTTATGGAGTAAGTGCTAAAGCACCAGACCCAAAACCAACCATTGCTAACGCTTACGTTGACACCGATGAGCGTGTGTTAGACCCGTCTAATATAAAAACTTCCCTTATTGACCGTATGCCACAACCCACCGGGTGGCGAATGCTGATACTTCCGTATCGAGGCAAAGGGGTTACGTCGGGCGGAATTGCCATTACTAATACTACTTTGGACGAAGACCAGATACAGACCGTTGTAGGATTTGTCTTAAAGCAAGGTCCTTTAGCCTATGCGGATAAAGAGAAGTTTCCGGAGGGGCCTTGGTGTAAAGAAAAAGAATGGGTTGTTTTTCCACGGTACGCGGGTTCTCGCTTTAGAATAGAAGGGGGAGAAGTTCGTATTTTGAATGATGACGAAGTGATCGCAACAATTAGTGATCCCGATGACATTTTAAGTTATTAAGGACAAGTCAATGGCGCAAGAAAAAAGCAACACACATGAGCAGGAAGACAATCAGGTAGATCTTGATTTTGACGAATATGAAGAGACAACGGTAACGCTGCCTTCAGAAAAGGGAAAAGAAGAGTCTACGGAAATTGATGTTTCGGAAGAAACAACTTCCGCATCGGAGGACACTCCGGACGAACACACGGAAGTGTCGCGTAATGTCCAGAAACGTATTGACCGCTTAACCAAGAAAATGCGAGAGGCAGAACGGCGAGAAACAGAAGCGGTAAACTATGCAAAAAGTGTGCAAACGGAATCCCATGTTCTTAAATCTAAACTAGAAACCGTAGATAAAGGGTATTTGACGGAGTACGGCAACCGTTTAAACATCGAACAGCAACAAGTAGAGACAGACATTAAAGATGCGATGGATCGTGGCGACAGTGATGCTATGATAAAAGGGCAACGCAAATTAGCTGAGTTGGCCGTATCAGCGGACCGTTATAAGAATGTTCAACGGACTAGGGAGAAGCCGCAGC